CTATTATTATACTTAAAAACCAACCGTTCATTCGACCCTCCTTAATCTAAAGCTTTCTCGCCATTCAACCTTTGTATCGAATAATTCTCCATCTGTATTTTTATACATGTGTATATGCTTTATATCACTATTTGCTTGTCCATTTAATCCAATCACTTTACGTGATGCATTTTCTATGGCTCCTGAGCCTTTACCTGCATATAAATCAAGTACTTCATTTCTACTATACTCTCTACTAACTTGAGATATTTGAATTATTATAACATCAAGATTTACAGCTAAACTAGATAAGCTGTGAGAAACAAACTTTATTTGTTCATATTCTCCTCTAATATTCTGAGGAGTTTCTACTAAATCTATGTAATCCACTATAACAACAGCTGGATTTAATTCTTTTATCTTATTTTGTATAGAAGATAAGGTTGGAGAAACTGTTTGTATCTGTAAATGCCTTAATTGGTCTGCATAATCATTATAAATTTCTTTATAATTTTCATTTACTTCATCTTTGGATAAACCAGAGACGATTTGCAAATGTCTTCTATGCATATACCAGGCAGATAACTCTAAAGATAAGAACAGCGTTGGTAGTTGCCACTTCTTGTTGATTCTGTCATTTTTAAAATCAACTCCTAGTGCTAAGTTTTGAGCTAAAGTAGTCTTATTTGAACCTGTAGGTCCAAATATAGTTACTAACTCTCCTGGATATATCTGAGTATCATAGTCTGTTAACCCAAACATTTCTGTCAATGGGATTGCTCTGCCTATAAAATTAGTTTCTATTCTTTCTTGAAACTCTTTTTGTAGCTCATCTGCATCTTTAACATGTATATGATAATCCTTGTTTTTAAAGAAATTACATTTTGTCTGGCAATACTTCTTCATAAGCACATCTTGACATCCGTAATTATAGTTTCCATTGTATACGGATTCTACTTTTTCAATCATTTTTTGCTCGTTTAATGTATTGTTATTCCAATGTAATAAAGCTACTTTTGCATACTCACTTGGAATCCCGTGTCTTTTAAAGTGACTAATGATTCTAAGGGCAGTATTGTGTCTAGAGCCCTCTATGGGGCCATTTCGCAACATTGTTTGTACACAGGGTACTACCTTGGTTGGCTCCGAAATCTTTGTAAATTCGGCAACCTTGGGCGTTTCTGTGCAAACAGCTGTTTCTAGCTCCCCATCTCCATCTAATAATTCATATGGATATTCAAACCTGGGTTCAGTAGCTAATTTATGTATTTCTTTTGATGATAAGGATTTTGATTCTCGCAATGTTATAGGGATTTTATAGAGTCCTGTTTTTTGATTCTTAGTATGTGCAACTCTATATATTCCACTTCGCATATAGATACTTGTATCAATATTATTAAACAATGATGACATTGTTCTTTTTACTTGATAAGGTAAACTACCAGAAGGAACAAAATTAAATACTTTATTTGATATAACGATATGATATCCTGTGCCACTAAAATAACATTGAATGCTTTCGTCAAGCACTTCAAGTATATCTAGATGATTAAGAGTTTCTCTTAATTTAGCTAGTGTATAGTCGTCAGAATTATCCTTTTTATCTATATCAATTAAAACATTATCAATACCTCGTTCTCCCTGGTAGCCTTTTAAAGTACCTTTTGAGTCTGCGTATTCTTTCGCATCCTTATCATAGAGATAAACAGAACGATACAATGCCGTACCATCAAGTGGTATATATTTGTGAAGTTCAGACTTCAATACCAGAGTTCCCCTACTCCTAGGGGAACCCACTGCTATCTCTACGTAGTTCACAGATTGTTTAATGCATTAGCTGCTAAAGGAGTATCATTCTGTTGAGGCATATCACTTGCATCTGCCTCTTTAATAACACCTTTACTTTTTAACCAATCTGTATCTTGCTGACATTGAGCCTTACCTTCTGCTGTATTAGGATATAACCTTGGATAAATCTCAGTATATATCTTCTTACCTGGCTTTGGCTTTTTCTTATATGAATAAGCTGAATACTGTTCGCCTGTAGTAGTGAATCTTTCGTTTAAATATGTAGCTATATCATCAATTGTGTTCCCATTCTCATCCTCAAATACACCCTGCACATTTAAACCTGCATTACAACCAATAGCATCAAATAACTTATACATTCTATTTAAGACAGACCCACCTGTGATATTGCCAGATGCATCTTTATCTAAACTTCCTAGAATAGCCATTTTATTGCTATATTCACTACCTTTAACAGACAATTCAACTTCTAGAAAAATATCAGCGAAGTCAAATTCTTTTGCTCTGTCACTAAATCCAATAATACCTACTTCAATAACTCCCAAATAGGGACTTCCTGAAGATTTCTTTTCTTCTGGTCTAAAAATAGCCATTTACTTTTTCTCCTTATATATATTATTCCATTGAAATTTAACATCCTTACCCTTTAAGTGAGGACATCTACTACCAGCCTCTATAGCATCATTTGCTTTAAATGATACCATTAGCTCTTCTTTGTCATTACGATAGACATA